GTGGGTCTCCAGTGGGTGGAACAACGGGTCAAGGAGTGGTGCACACGGATCGGAGCGGACGGGGCGAGGGTCGGGGATGTGGAATGGCCGCCCGGGAAGGGCCGGTGGTATCGTCCCGGTCCGTTGTTTGAGAGTAGAGTAATAGGCCGGTGGCCGTCGCAGGGCAGTCTGAACGTCTGGACGGAGAGCGTGTGGTCGAGAACGATGGTTCAGCAGGGGCTGAGACCGCTCGATCCGCTGGAAATCGGGTGTGACGTGGCTCGTTACGGCGACGATTTCACGACGATCATTGCGAGACGGGGTTACTGCGCCATTCACTACGAGACGCATAATGGGTGGAGCACCAAAGCGATTGCCGAACGGCTTCAGGAGCTTGCGCGGCAGCTCTGCGAGCCGGGCGAGGAGCCGAGAAAGGCAGTGATTCGGATAGATGACGACGGAGTCGGCGGCGGCGTGGTGGATAATGCGTTCGATTATAACTTCGTGGGGGTATCGGGGGCGTCGCGGGCGCTTCAAGCGGGGTCGTATCCGAACAAACGCTCGGAACTCTGGTTCGCGGTGGCGGAAGCGGCGGCGGACAACCGCATGGATTTGACGAGATTGCCGGAAGAGGTCAAACTAACGCTTCGGCGGCAGGCAATGGCTCCGCAATGGAAGCTCGACAGCCATTCCAGGCGAGTTGTAGAGCCGAAATCCGACACGAAGAAGCGTCTTGGCAGGTCGCCGGATGACATGGACGCGCTCAATCTTGCGTTCGCCGGTTATGGACCGGAGGTGAGCTATGCGAGTTCTCTCTACGATTAGGGATTGGCTCTATGGACCGGTCCTGCCGACGGAATATGAGGCGCTGACCGTAGACGCGGAGGCCGTGGCCCAGCAGAGGGCGCGGATCACCCGCGTTCAGGAGGCATGGGAGGTCTACGCGAAGGGCGGCAGGAGCCCTCTGCGCACGTCCCCCGGCACTCCCGACGACAACACGATTGTCAACTTCTGCCGCGTGATTGTGGACAAGTCGGCGGACTTCCTCTTCGGCAAATCGATTGAGTTCGATGTCGTGGGCGAGCATGAAGCCGAAGAGGAGTGGCTCGACGAGGTGTGGCGTGCGAACCAGCGCGAAATCCTCCTCCACGACATGGCGGTCAACGGCGCGGTGACCGGTGACGTGTTCCTGAGAGTGGTGCAGGACCCGGAGTGGGAGTACCCGCGTCTCATCAACATTGACCCCGGCACGATCTACGCTCTGTGGGACCCGGATGACATCGAGAGGGTCATGGAGTACCGGATCGAATGGGTCGGCGTGGACCCGGAACGCGGAAAGTCGGTGTCGCGCCGCCAGACGATCACCCGTGACAACGGCACGTGGACGATTACCGACTGGGTGGCGTATGACCGCGATACGGACTGGCGGATGATGGGTCAGGAGGTCTGGCCGTATGCGTGGTGTCCGGTGTTCAAGGCGAAGAATCTGCCTGCGCCGAACGAGTTCTACGGTACGCCCGACCTTACCGAAGACATCATCCACATGAACGACCGGGTGAACTTCATAGCGTCGAACACGACGAAGATCATCCGCCACCACGCGCATCCGAAGACATGGGGGCGCGGGTTTACGAGCCGCGAGGTGGACATGGCCCCGGATACGGTGACGATCATCCACAACACCGATGGCACGCTTCAGAACCTTGAGATGCACTCGGATTTGCAGTCGTCTCTCAACTGGTACAAGTATCTCGTCGGCGGTCTGCACACGATTGCACGGGTCCCGGAGGTGGCGACGGGGCGCGTGGAGAGCCTCGGTCAGCTCAGCGGCGTGGCGCTTGAGATACTCTACGGGCCGATTGTGGACAAGACGCGGACGAAGCGCAATCTGTACGGGCGGATGCTGAATCAGATGAACCAGTGCCTGCTGGAGATGCACGGGGTGTCAGGCCGTCGGTGCGACATTCGGTGGTCCGATCCGTGGCCGGTAGATGACCTGACGCAGGCGCAGATCGGTATCATGCACCACAGTCTCGGGGTCAGTCTCCATACGATTCAGGATATACTTGGCTTCGACTATGAGCGCGAGGAGCGTCTGTCGGAGACCGAGACACCGAGCGGACCGGTTGACACGGCTTCCAATAATGGTATAACCGATACAACCGTGACGCGGATGGCGGACATCCGACCATCGCGGATGGCCCGCAAGACATTCACGGGAACAAAGGGAGAGTAAGATGGCAGAGGACCAGACGACCGGCCAGGAGCCGACGGAAGGTCAGACCGCTCCGGCAGCGGACGGCGCTGCAGGCGTGAAGGAGACGCCGCAGGTACAGAACGCCGAGGAACTCCGCGCCCTTCTGGAGAAGGAGCGCACTGATCGTCAGGAGGCCAATCGGGAGGCGCACAAACTCCGCGCCCGGCTCAGGGAGCTGGAGAAAGCGGAAGAGGAGCGCGCCAAGGCTCAGATGACCGAGCAGGAACGCGTGGCTGCGGAACTCGAAGCCGCCCGCAAGCAGCTTGCTGAACTTCAGGAAGCGCATCGGGCGGGGGTCGTGAGGAATGCGATCACGCTGGTGGCAGCCGAGATCGGCATTGTTGATCCGGACGCCGGCTACAAGCTGCTCGATCACGACAAACTCGAATATGACGAAGCGGGAGCGCCGACCAACGTTCGTGACCTGTTGACGAAGCTCCTGCGCGCCAAGCCATATCTCGGACGCACGGGCAACATGGGCGTGACCAATGCATTGCGCGGCGAAGGTGCACAGCTTGGACGCGAACAGGAACTCCGTCGCCGGTTGGAGGGTCGCCAGACCGGTCTCTGGGACCCGAAACAGGGCGAGGAATACGATAGGATAGAAGCGCCCCGCTAGAGGGGATGGAGATGGCTACCTACGGCATCAACAACTCCGACGCTATCGCGAGCTATGTCCAGACGATCTACGAGATGGCGACACTCGCCGCTCGGGATCGGGACTTTATGACCAACCTGGTTGAAGTGTTCAACGACAACCGGGGCACGGCCATCCGCTCGCGGTCGGAATACGGCACGGCGACGTACAAGCAAATCACTGACAATGACGACCTTGTCTCTGAGACCTTCACGCCGTCGGTTCAGAATAGCCTCACGCCGTACATGTACGGCGACCAGTTCATGCTGACGGATCAGCGCATCCGCAACGATCCGTTCAATCTTCAGCGCGACGCCGCACGGGAACTCGGCGAAGGGGCCGCGAAGCACGTCAACAAGAGTCTCATCGCGCAGTTCTCATCGCTGACCGCGGGCACTATCGGTTCCAATGGCGGCACGCTTACCGTGAGCGACCTGCTACAGGCAGTCGCAACGCTCCAGATGCAGAACGCCCGTCCTCCGTACTACGGCGTCATTCAGTACGGTCACCAGTATCACCTCGGGACCGTGCTTGCGCCGGGAGGAGGCGTATCCCAGACGAATGCGCCGGAGCTGCAGAACGCGTTCGCACGGAACGCGTACCTTGGCAATCTCTTCGGCGTCATGTGGTTCGCGACGAACGACATCACCAGCGGTACGGCTGCGATCGGAGCGGTGTTCAGCAGGGAGGCGATTGCCTTCGACCTGCGTGTGCCGTTCCGGATCGAGCCAGACCGGGATGCCAGTTATGGCGGCGGCGCTTGGGAACTCGACGCGACTATGACCTACGCGGCGGGAGTGTGGCGGCCCGACTGGGGCGTCGCGCTCCGCGGCACGTCGGTTCTGCCGACCTAACGGAGGTGTGAGATGGGTTACCCGTATGTTCACATGGTGAGCTTCCAGCCGCTGGCCGGTCTGAAAGCTGATGAGTCCGGCAGTGCCCTGACCGGAACCGTGACAGTGACACCCGGTACTGCCGTGCTGATGAAGGCTCCTGCCGCTGCCGCTGGCGGCGGACTACGCATCATCGAAGCCTTCGCGCATATCAAACTCGGGTCGGCGGCGACGCTGGCTCTGGTTGACATGGGCGCAGGCGGCACTTCGGTGGCCAGTACGATCTGTACGTTCGGAACGTCATGGGCCGACGTGCCGGTCGCCGGTACGCCAGCGGGCCATTTCCTTGACGCTGGCGACTATCTTGGCGTGAAGTGGTCCGCCGGTACCATCACCGCCGGACCCAACAACATCGCCGTGGCGTATGTCATGGGCAAGTAGCAACGACCCAACACTGGGGCCTGGACCGGCCAATGGCCGTATGGGAGCCCCCCCTGCCCTGTCCAGGCCCTTTCCAGGGGGGACACAATAGATAAGGGGGGAACCTTCTCAATGCCACTTCGCATCCTGTGGTCGTCGAACGCGCCGTGGGTGCCATCCGGCTATGGTCAGCAGACCAAGCTCACGGTCAACCGCCTGCGGCAGGCCGGTCACAGCGTCGGCTTGCTCGCGTGGTGCGGACTTGAGGGCGCCCGGATCAACATTGACGGCATCCCTGTCTACCCGAAGGGCGCCCATCCCTACGGCGTTGACGTGCTTGGTGCCGACAGTCAGGACTTCAAGGCCGACATCGCCATCACGCTCATAGACGCGTGGGTGTACGATCCGAAGATGTTCCAGGGCGTCAGGTGGGTGCCTTACTTCCCCGTGGATAGTGAGCCGATGGCTCCCAACGTGCGCGACGCAGTGGCGCAGGCATACGACCGGATCGTATATTCGAAGTTCGCCTGCGCAGAATGCGACAAAGCAGGGCTGTCCTACCACTACGTGCCGCATATGATTGACACGAACGTCTTCACGATCTCCGAACAGCACCGGCAGGCATGGCGGAAGAGCATCGGGGTCGGGCCGACCGACTTCGTGGCCGGCATGGTCGCCGCGAATAACGGCTATCCGAGCCGGAAGGCGTTTCCGCAGGTGCTGGAGGCGTTTGCGCGGTTCCTGACGCATCATCCGACCGCAAAGCTGTATCTCCACACTCTGCCGTTTGCGCCGGGTCCGGGCGGTTCGACTGACATTCCCGCCCATGCGAACCACCTGAGCCGTGAATACGGAGTGGATGTCGGCAAGGCGCTCGTCTGGTCGCACCCGTATCAGATGCGGCTGGGTATTCCGCCGGACTATCTGCGCGATGTCTACAACGGCCTGGACGTGCTGCTGTCGCCAAGCATGGGAGAAGGGTTCGGCATCCCGATCATGGAGGCGCAGTCGTGCGGGTGTCCGGTCATCGTGGGCGATTGGACATCCATGTCGGAACTCTTCATTGACGGCGTGAAGATACCCAAGGATCAGTCCGAGCGGTTCTGGATCAGCGGATATAACACGTACCAGTACCTCGTGTATGTTGATGCCGTTGAGGAGGCGCTGGAGTCGGTCGCAAGCAGGACGTTTGATCGGGAGCAGATCAGACAGGGAGCACTACCCTACGACTGCGACACCGTCATCCGCGACTACTGGTTGCCGGTGCTGAGTGAGATCGAGACGCATATCCATCAGGGGCACGGTGAACTGAGACTGGTGAAGTTCTGATTGGGGGGGGGCTCATGGATGTCGTATTGTCTACTACACGGTGCAGGACGTGTGGGAAATGCTTCAAGAACACCGATCCGTCGCTGAATGACGACACGTGCTTGTGGCACAGCTATCAGGAGGTGCCGTGTGCGATGGAGTGCCTCACGCCAAAGGACGATCCGGAGGAC